CGATCTCCGCCAGCCGCTCGCTCACGCCGTTTTCCAGCGCCCGCAGTCCGCTTTCCTCCGTCGGCTTTCCCGGCGACGAACCGCGCGGCATCCCGTCACACGCCAGCCCCCGCAGTCCGTAATAATTGCCCTCCAATTCCGTCCGCTCCTGCCGCAGCAGGCGCAGCATCCCCGGAATTGCCTTGTAGTACAGGGCTATATGCTTCACGCTGCCATACCGCATCCGTCGCCTCCTGTTCTTGGCTCTGCGCCAAATCTCCTTGCCTGTGGTGTCAATCCAACGTTTTCCCGAAGATCGGCTCTTTCGCGTCGCTCTCGTCCACATCCACCGGCTCGCCGAGAATGTCTGTCATACGCCGGGCCAGCATATTGTAGCCGAACCAGTCCCCGCCCTCGGCCCACTCGTTGAATTGCCGGAATACGTCCTCCGTGGCGCGGACGGTCTCATTCAGCCGCTCCACGCCAAAGCCGAGGGCCTGACGCGCCCCCAGCGCATAGCATTTCACTACGATCTCCGCCGCTTCCCGCCGTTCGCCCAGCAAGGCCCAATCCCGGTTGCTTTTCGGTGCTTTTGACGCGGGCAGCACAAAATGCTCTGTCAGCAGGCCCTCCAGCTCCTCGTTCAGCTTCTTTTTCGCCCGCTCCATGCCCACGCCGCGCTTGTTGACGGCAAACCGCTCCAACGCGCCGTTTGCGGCGGTGATCACGCGGTCAAGCCGGTCTTTCCCGATGCCGTAGCGGTCATGCAGCGCAACCATGAAGCACAAAGAGATCACATGGCCCGCCGCCTCCCGGTTTTTCTCCACCCGCTCGCTCTCCGGCGTTTTCCCCCGCAGATAGCGCGTCTGCGCCTGACGGGCCGCATTGGTGCCAAAATGCGCCGGGATATGCTTATTTCTCCTCATGCTCCGCCTCCAGCTTCCCGCAGAACCGCCCGCACATGGGGCAGAACTCCGCGCACAGCACATTCAGCCCGCCGCCGCGCGCCGTGCTGTCCATCACAAGGCGGGGCCTGCCGTCCTCGCCGTATTCCAGCCAGAACGCCGTGCCGTCCACGGTCTCCAGCTTTTGGTGCCGCTGGCACAGGCCGCACACGGGCATTTCCTCCCGTTTCTGCTCCCTGTCCTCGAACCACGCCAGCTTTGCAAGAGCCACCTCGTAACCCCTGCTGGAATACACGCGCCCATCTTTGTCGTAGTGCGTCAGCCGTTTTTCCCACATGATGATACCTCCTCCGCCAGCTCCCGCCAGCGTTTGATTTCTTCCTTGTCCTCCGCCGTGATGATCTCCGTGAATTTCCAGCCCGCCGGACGGGCGATCAGCTCCAGAAACACCCGCCGCCGTACAGGATAATCCCGCTGCATCCGCCGGACAAACTTGCTCTTGACCTCCACGATCTCCACCGTGCCGTCGGCATAGGTCAGCCGGAAATCCGCCGTGTACTGAACGCTCCGCAGCTTCACGCCGTTGTATTCTCCCGCCGGGAACAGCAGAAAGCAGGGATGCGCCTCCCACTTCACGATCTCCCCGCGTCCGATCTTTGGCACAACGGTGCCGACGTAGTATTCATACTCGCCCCGGCTGTCAAATTTCAGCCCGGACATGGCAGCGGCACGGGCCGCCACCGTCACGGTGTCGCCCCGCTTTTTCCCTCGCCCGGCAAGCTGTGCCTCTGCCTGCGCCCGGTAACGCGGCGGCAGATCGGATAGCTCCAGCCGGTACGCCATTCACAGTCCCTCTTCGTGCTTTTCTCTCTGCGTCGCTATCATGTCCGCGTAATGCAGCTCCAGCACAAGCGGCGTTCTTTCCATGGCGGCATTCAGCGCCCGGCTCCCTCCACGGAAAGCATCGTCATACGCGCCCATGTGCCAGCGGATGGCAAGGGCCTCGTCGTCCGTCAGCTCCATGTGCTTCATCACGAGATAGACAGACTTCTCCCCGTGTCCCATGGGCATCTGATCTTTCACGGTGTAGTCGGGATATTCCCCGGCATAGTAGTTCGCCTTGCACACGTCATGCAGCAGCGCCACGATGGCCTGCGTCTGCGGCGAATACAGGCCGCGCAGATTGAAATTCCCCAGCAGGGCATAATATACGTTCAGGCTGTGCTTCACCAGCCCGCCCGGATAGGCCCCGTGAAACCGTGTGCTGGCCGGAGCCGTGAAGAAGTCTGTGCTTTTCAGCCACTCCAGCAGCTTGTCCGCACCCGGTCTCGTCACCTGTGACAGAAAAATTTGCTCGAAACGTTCGGCATCGTTCATTCTCATTTCCTCCTTGGTCGATATATATTTCCTCGCCCGTGCCAGCACTCGGCGCGGCGCAAGATCACAACGGTATGCCGCTGTCCGGCGTTACTCACCTTGGTTTCTACGCGGTTGAGCGTGTAGCCGGGGTATTTCTGTTCCCAGAACGCAGCGTCGTCTATGTACACGTTGCTGGCCTCCTCCAGCTTTTTGCGGCTCCACTTGGTATCGTTGGGCGGCGGTGTCTTGGGCTTTTCCAGTCCACGGCTCTGCCGCCAGCTTCGGGCGCACCGCTTGTTCTTGTTGATATATTTTACAAGGCCCTCCACGCTTCCGTGGTCAACGGTGAGATATTCCCCTCGTGTAAGGCCAATGCTGTTTCCGTTCTTATCGCTCCACAGCTCCTCCAGCACGTCACGGGTCAATCCCTCTGTGTGCTGGATGATCGCGTGGTGATGATGGCGGCCACAGATCGTCCCGTCTGCCATCACCGTCGTGTATTCCGTGGCGGCTACCCACTTCGGGCGCTCCACGCCGTTCTTGTCGCACCAGCGATATACCCGCTTGATGTAATTCGTCCAGTCCATATCCGCCCGCTTGGTGTCTCCCGGCGCTGGCAGATGATCGTCGTCATAGGTTCCCGTCCACGAGAAGTCGCCCTTTCCGAAGTTGGCGTTTACAAGTTGCACATGGTATCTCTTGGAACGGTTGTCGTTGTAGGTCTGCTGGGCGAGGGTACAGGCTTCTTTCTTCTTTGCTCTCCGGCTCGCCTTGTGCTGCTTTGGTGTCACGGGGTACAAATCGACCTCCATGTATCCCGCCGTGGCGTAGTCCTTGCCGCAGATATGCTTTTGTTCCCGATAATACAGGCTCATGCGGCCACGCCTCCCTCGTTTTTGCGTGTATGCGCCGTCACCGGCTTGCATACGGGCCATTTCAACAGTCGTATGCCGTCAGGCACACCCCTGTTTCATGGCTTGTCTCTTAACTTACTGCTGGTATACCAGCCCATTGCGGCCCCTCGGCCGCAACGAAAATTCTCTCCGGCACCGCCGGAAACAGGTCTCGCTTCAACCGGCAAGGCCGCGCCGCTCTCACGGCGCGACCGCCCCCGGTCGTCAGATTGTCGTTTTCTCCGCCAAGATCGGCGCAAGCATCTTTTCTCTCGCCGCCTCGTAGAAACTCTTGTCCACCTCGAACCCGTAGGCGCTGCGCCCCAGCTCGTAGGCGGCGCGTAATGTGGTGCCGCTCCCGGCCACCGGGTCGATCACCACGTCGCCGGGGTCTGTGAACACTTCGATCAGGCGTTTCAACACGCCCACCGGCTTTTGCGTGGGATGTATCTTCGGGTACTCCTTTCGGCTGTCTCGCTCCCAGCGGAACCAGTCAAAAACCATGTGCTTTCCGCCGTCCTCGCCGACGTTGCGGAACTTCGGCAGCTTGTCCCGGTAGAGGACGACCGCAAATTCCGTCGCGCCCACGATCTTCATGTTGGCTTTTAATACCTGCGCGGAATAGTTCTTGCAGAAAAACAGCGGATAGCTTTTTGCAAATCCGTACCGCTTTCCGTACTCGATCACGGTCTGCATCTGCTCAAAGGCACAGAACACGATCATGGCCGGGGCCTGTCCCTTTTCCTTTGGCTCTTTCTTCAACAGCCTGTTGCAGAAGTGCATATACTCCGCGATCTTGAACGTACCGTCCGTGTGGAAAAAGCTCTGCTTTGCCAGCTTGCTTTCCCCGTTCTTGTTGTCACCGCCCTGATACCACATGGGATTGCTGGCATAGGCATCCGCGCCGATGTTGTACGGGATGTCCGCGATCACAAGCTGGGCTTTCGGCACATTGTACCGCTTGAAATTCTGAAAATTATCGTGGTATAGCTCACATTTCATATCGTTTTCTCCCTGCGCCTCCGCATCCGGTAGCACAGCTTCCCGCACCTGCGGCAGACGATGTAATTTGTGTGATACTTCCCGCCGTGCCGGTCGCTCCGGCGGCGTGTGACCTCTATGTATTCCGTCTTGCACGGGCTGTGCAGTCCCAAGCGGCAAAGCAGCGGCTTCATCGTCCGTCACCTCTGATTTTCCGCTCAAACTGCTCGATTTCTCTCACGAGCAGCAAGCAGAGCCACGCCAGCACAACACCGTCAACCCTGCTTTCATGCACGATGCCCTCAAAGACGCATTCTGCGCCAATCCAGCACAGGTCGAGCATCACATACAGGAACAGAAACAGCAGCCCCTTTGCCGCCGCGTTCAGAATACGCTCTGTTGTTCTCCCGCTCATTCCGTCTCCTCGCTTTCCAGATGCAGCAGTTGTTGGAGCTGCTTCCAGATGCGCAGCGTCCGCTTATCCGTCTTATTGATACACGCCTCGATCAACCGCAGGCGATACAAGATGTCCTCCCTGTCCTGTCGTTTCCTGATCTCGACCTGTCGTGCGAGCTTCGTATAAGCGGCTTTTCGCGCCTCCTCTGTTCTGTACCACACGCCCAGCTCTTTCCCGCCGGACAGGCCCAAGAACAGCCCATATTGCGCATCCCCGCCGCCTCTCCTCGTTTCGATGTACGCAACCTGATCGGGTGGCACAAGATAGTAGCCCTCGAAGTCGATCATTCCGTACCCTCCATCAGAAACACCATCTTTTTCCCGACGTACTCGCACCAGTGCTTTTCAAGCTGTGCGCCGGGGCTGTCCTCCCAATCCGGCAAGAACGCCGCCGTGTCGGCGCTCTCCAACATGGCAAAGCAGATGCGCATATAGTCCGCCTTTTTCAGTCCCTCCGGCGTGACCGCCGGAGAAATCACCGTCACACCGGCCCGCTCCTCCAGCTTCTTTGCCGCCTCCGCGAATTTCTCCCTGTAGTTCGGGTCTCCCGTGATCTTTCCGGCCAGATACACTTTCATTCCCGCTCGCCTCCCAACTTCGCCATCTGCTTCCGCTTCCAGTTTTCTGTGTACTGCTCCATGCTCCCTTTAAAGCCCGTGCAGAGAAGCACATCATGCACCGTTTTTCCCTCGTGGGCGCAGTCAGAGCAGTTCAATCCGTTGTTGCATGGCGTTTCGCAGAATTGGCACATACAGTTGTCATTGTCGAACGGACACGGATTGACCGCTTCCACGATGATCTCCCGCCCGCAGCCGGGGCAGAAGTGCCAGCCGTTTTCCGTTGGCCCGTCCGCCTCGAAATTCTCGATGTACCCACACGCCCGGCACCGCCAAGCGTCATGCTCCCGGTCTACGCACTCATATACCGCGCTTTTCTCACTGAACCCCATCACTCCACCTCCGTTTTTTCTCGCTCGCACTGTTCCGAAATCCAGTTACGGACGCGGATGGCGCAGTTCAGGCAAAGCTGCCGCTCCTCGTCTTTCACTCCGTGCATAAACTTCACCACGCCGTAATGGTTAAAGTCCAGATTTACGCCGTCCGCGTTATAGTCGATTTCTCGCTTGCACATATCACAGTAAACCTTTACCATCACTCCACCTCCGATATTCTTCCGGCTGCCATTTCCACATACGAGGGATTGATCTCACATCCTACGAAACCACGCCTCATACGTTTACATATCGGTTTCGGCAGTTCACATTGTTGCAGAAGCGCTCGCGCCCGATCTCCCGCAGCCGATGCCCGCAATACTGGCAATAGTCGCCCTGCTGTCGCCGCGGTTCTTCCTCTGCGTGTGTCCCGCAGTATCTCATGCGGTTCATCGGACACATCACAGAGCCGCGCTGCACCACCGCCGCGCAAACACTTTTCGCTTTACAGTCGTAGCAATCCATCACTCCACCTCCGCCGCTCTCCTCGGCCTCCATTCATCATCCCTCACCTGAAACGCATCCCCCAACTGCACCGTCTCCGGGTAGTTGTGCTGTGTGGTCTGAATGGCGTATTTGTCGATCTCGGTTGCATAGTAGACTGTTATGTCCACGCCCAACTTGTCGAGCGCGATATGCCCGCAGCTCATGCCGTCGTACATGGAAAGCACTTCCACCGGCTCCTCCGTCAGCCCGGTAAAATGGTTCATAATATGGGCGATCACATCCACCGTCCAGCCGTTACCCAGCATTTTATACGCCTGTGTGTCACTGACGGGAAAAGCGTATGTGTCCGGCACGGTCTGGAGGCGCTTGCACTCCGTCACGGTCAGCTTGCGGATGATGTAGAGGCCGTCCCGCAGCTTGATGGGGTATTCCTTACCCTTGATGGTGATACGCCCGCCGCGAACCTCATAGACAGGAATTTGCTTTCCATCTGCCGTCTCAAAAATCAGTACAGCACAACTGCTTGTTACCATGCTGCCGGTCGATAAGGTCGGCGCTTTCCCGGTGATTTCCGTGCGGTTATACGGATTAAACATTTCCGGGACATATCCTTTCCGATCAGCAAGAATGTCGATCGCTTTCAGAATAACCTTGTTGTTTTCCGCAGAAATCGGCACGGCATAAAGCCCTGTTTTCGCACCCACGCCTCCGCCGTTCCCACACAGGGTCACGCTTTTTCCGTCAGGGCTGTAAACGCGGTATTGCTGGCTGTCGAAGTCCTGCTTCTTTGCGTCGTTCTCGATGGTGCCGATGCGGATAGGCTCTGCAACTCCATTCCGTTGCCGTCTTGCGAACATATCTTCCGCTGTGGCACTATGGCTTGATGCTGTTAGTGCATAGCCTTTCTCGCGCCAGCAGATGCCTGTCTCCAGAATATCCCGCAGCAGAATACCCCTGTCCTCCGGCTGCTCCACAGGAACTTGGCTGTATGTACCGTCCGGCTCACGCTTACCGACCCAGTAGATCCTCTGGCGGTTCTGCGCCGACACCAGCGCAGAGTTGATCAGCACCGGCTCCACGCCCAGCTCCGCCGTGATTTGCGCCCGGATGGCGGGCGACATGGACTTGTTGTTCTCATACAGGAAATAGTCCGGCTGGTACTTGTCCCGCGCGATGCGGTAATTCAAAAACAACTCCCAGCCGATGCCGCTGGCTTCGGTTTCACGGTTCTTTGTCTGTGCGATAGACCAGCGCGTACATGGCGAGCCGCCGATCAAGATTTTCATTCCTCCGCCTCCTCGCGCAGCCAGTCCAGTGCGCACAGTTCACACGCTGTCATTCCGTCGCGTCCTTTTAGGTAGCACGTACTGTCACGATCATTGTTCTTGCAGTAGGCCGCGCCGTCGCTGCTCAGCATGAATTTTGCCAGTTCCTCGTCATTCATTTCTCGAACCCTGTCCGCGTTGGTAAAGACCACATCCGGGCAGTTCTGTTTCCGGGCGTTTTTACAGGCTTTCCCGCCGTAGTCCAGCAGGCAGCCCGGCACCCTGCATCGATCACAGAGTTTCATTCCGCCACCTCCTTAACCGTCATAGCACCCGCACGGAGCGCCGCAGATACACCCGCCGGGGCTGTCCGGGAACAACTGGTCAAAGGTCAACTGTGCCTCCTCGAACTCCTTGTTTGCCATGAACTCGTTGTAGTAGCTCTCCCATGACCAGTCGCGCCCAAGACCTTTTACATTCACATTTGTCTTGGCGCTCCCGTGTTCCAGCGCGATAGCCCGCTCAAAGAGATCGGGGTAGTTCTCCCACAGCGCTTGTATTTCTTTCTTCTTCATGGATGGGCAGAAAAAGCATGAACTTTTCCCCGGTCTCGGCAGTCCGGCCCGCTCGATCACGTGCACACATTCCTCGCGCGTCCAGCCCCATTCGTAGAGCGGATAATGCTTTTCGTACTTTTTGTCCGCTTCGTCGATGGGCGCGGCGTGTTGGATGCGCCGTGTCTCCCCGGCATCGTAACCGATGTATTTGTGGACGCGCTGGCCGCTGGCCCACACCTCTTTGCACGGTTGATAGTTGTTGCAGAACTTCTCCTGCGTCCCGATCTTGTGCTTGAGAGAGCATTTTTTGTATCCATAGGCAATCGAGG